CACAGCCAAGACAGCTGATGTGCAGTACATGCTGCGTATGGGCTTTTCAGAAGAAGATGCCAAAATCATAGCAAGTTACCCTCATCAAAAGGGTGATCGCTACATTTATGCCAATGTGGATGAGTGGCCTGTTTCAACTAAGCAGGAGCGTGAGTTGCTGTTGCGTTGGAACACGGCGATGAACGCTGGCATTGGTAATACCATTTTGCACGCCACCAGTTTTGATAAGCCTCGCGTTATGGATGGCGTTGTCTATGCACGTTATCGTCCATGGATGAAGCAGCTTGGCCTTGAGATAGATGAGCGGGCTTCAAGCTCTTCGATCAAGGTTACTCGTCTTGAAACGCAGGCTTTGACCATGCCGTTCCAGTTTTTTAACTTTATGCTTGGTGCAACCAACCGTATTACAGCCGGTATGTTCGATCCCATGAAGCAGCATAGGCTGGTAGGCGGGATGGCTCTCATCATGCTTGGCTATGCATCTCTCAAGCTTAAGAAGTTTGGCCAGCCATGGTGGTTTGACCAGCGCGACAGTGCCGAGATATTGCAACGCTCGATTGATGCGTCTGGCTTGTTCGGCGTTTATGGCGAGGTGGCTTATATAGCTACACATGCTGCTATTGGCTCTGGCATGCTTGACCCTGACGACAGCTTACTTCGCCCTAAATACAACCCCGGCATTGATGATGTGTTGATCGAGCCGCTTGGTGCTGCTCCCGGCATGATCTGGGCATGGGCCAAGGCTGGACGAGAGTTTTTTAATGGCAATGACACTGAGGCGGCAAGACAGTTTGGGTACAACTTCCCGACAACGCCGCTGATTTCTTTCGCACAAGATTGGTTCGAGTAATGTGCGTGGCATACTGCATAAGTGCATGATAAGAGGCAAACATGACCATTAGTCTTTCAGATAACAATCCGCGTATTTCATACAGCGTATCAGCTGGTGTAACGCAGACATCGTTTACGGTTCCATTCGAGTTCTTTGATCTCGATGATCTGAATGTCTATGTCGATGGTGTACAAAAAACCAAGACCACACATTACACATTAGCCTCTGGTGGTAGTGGATCTACAGGTTCGATTACATTGTCGGTAACTGGCGTTGCTGGTGGCAGCACGGTTGTTATTACCCGCGATATTGATCTTGAGCGCACAACTGACTTCCAGACTTCTGGTCCATTTAACATTGCATCACTGAACACAGAGCTTGATCGCTTTACCGCCATTGCTGCAGATTTGCAGGATGGCGTAGATCGCTCGTTGCGTTTGACCGATTTTGATGCTGCAGCCAATTTGACTTTGCCTGATGTCAATACGCGCAAGGGCAAAACACTTGCGTTCAATGAATCTACTGGTGCTGTTGAAGCTGGCCCGAGCACGTCTGATGTTCAAACTGTTTCGGCTACAGCAGCTGATATTGCGACGCTTGCTGACATTGAAGATGGCACTAATGCCACCAATACTATTCAAACTGTGGCTGGTATAAGCAGTAATGTCAGCACTGTTGCTGGAATTAGCAGTAATGTAACAACGGTTGCTGGCATTTCATCCAATGTTACTGCGGTGGCTAATGACGCAACAGACATCGGTACTGTTGCTTCTAACATTTCCTCTGTAAACACCAACGCGACAAACATCAGTGCCATACAGGGTGCGTCTGCAAATGCTTCAACTGCCACGACTAAGGCATCAGAGGCGGCGGCTAGTCAGGCGGCGGCGGCATCAAGTGCATCTTCTGCCTCGACTTCTGCCGCGACATCGACGACAAAAGCTGCCGAATCCGCGACTTCTGCCAGCAATGCCTCAACCTCTGAGACCAATAGTGCGGCCTCTGCAACGGCGGCGGCATCATCTGCCACGGCTGCGGCCGCAAGTCAAACTGCGGCGGCTGCCAGTGCGGCTGCTGCGGCAAACTCATATGACCAATTCGACGACAGATACCACGGCTCATTATCCAGCAATCCGTCTACCGACCCAGACGGAAACGCTTTGGCTGCTGGTATGCTCTACTTCAACAACAGCGCCAACGAAATGCGGGTCTACGACGGCGCAAACTGGATTGCTGCCACATCCGCTGGCAATGTCAGCCTGATCCTGTACGAATACACAGCAACAGCAGGACAGACCACGTTCTCCGGCTCTGACGACAACAGCGCAACGCTGTCTTACACAGTGGACAATCTGCAAGTCGTGATGAACGGTATTGTCCTCGACCCATCTGACTACACAGCCACCAATGGCACAAGCGTTGTGCTGGCCTCTGGCGCTGCTCTCAACGACCTTGTGAACATCTATGCGTTCAAGAGCTTCACCGTGGCTGACACTGTGTCTGCTTCTGCTGGTGGTACGTTCTCTGCGAATGTGGCGATTACCGGCGACCTGACCGTGGACACCGACACACTGCATGTCGATGCGGCTAATGATGCGGTGGGCATTAACACCAGCCCACAATCGTTTTCTGATTTGCAAGTAAAGACAGCAACAGACCGTCATGTTGCAATTTTTGATAATGCGGCTGGGCCAACTGTTGCTGGGCTAACTGATGCTGGCGCATCTGCACAACTTCGCATTGCTGGTCAAAACATTGTTTTTACTGGTGCAGGTGGTTCAGGCACAGAGCATCTCCGCATCCAATCCGGTGGCGGCATCTCCTTCAACGGCGACACGGCGGCGGCAAATGCGCTGGATGATTATGAGGAGGGTACATACAGTCCGACTGTATCTGGCAGCACAGTAGCTGGCACGGGCACGTTTTCTTCTCTTAGCGGCGCATACACTAAAATAGGCAATCGGGTTTTTGTTTCTGTGCTTATAGCACACTCAAACACGCACACCTTGACTGGTGCGTATCAAATTAGTTTGCCGTTTACATCCACCTCCAATGGTGGCGGCGGTTTTGTCAGTTACAAAACAGGTTGGGTCACTAATGGCCCAGATATGGCCGATATCGCTACAGGTCAGGCTTTGTGTTATCTGCGGTATGATACAAACACTGCTATTGGCGATATACCGGGTTCGTACACGCAAAACGGCAGTACAGCACGAGTGCATATTATCTATGATGCAGCATAACCCCACCAGCCGGTGCGGGTCGGACAGGTCGCAGCCAAGCGACGGTAAACACAGGAGTAAACAATGGCACTGACAAAAGAATTTGAATACGACTGCGAAGTTCGTGGCCCATACAAGGCCGTACAGGTTCGCAAGGCGACCATCGTGAAGGATGACGGCGACGAGATTAGCCGTACCTATCACCGGCACGTCCTGCATCCCCGCACCAAGTCTGGCGACACTTGGGGCGATACCGACATCAGCGGTGAAGACGCATCTGTACAGGCGGTGTGCAACGCCGTGTGGACCGCTTCAATCAAATCTGCTTATGAGACATTTGCAGACAGCCAGAGCGTGTAAGGGGATAGCGGCATGAGCAGAGCAAGAGACTTCGCAGACCTCGCCGGTTCGGCTGATGCCGGTGGCCTGACAGGCAGGAACCTCATCATCAACGGTGCGATGCAGGTGGCCCAGCGGGGGACGAGTGAGACTGGTGTCACAGGTTCTGAGTATGCAAATGCACCTGACAGGTTCAAGGCACAGATTACTACTGCGGGAACATGGACCCTTTCTCAATCTTCTACTGCACCTGACGGCTTTGCTAACTCGTATAAGTGGGATTGCACAGTTGCTGATGCGTCACTTGCAGCCGGAGATGTCATTCAGTTTGTTCACAAGGTGGAAGCACAAAATCTACAGCAGTTGCAGTATGGGGCTTCTGGCGCACAGGCTGTGACTGTATCTTTTTATGTTCGGTCAAACAAAACAGGCACTTACATACTGGAAATATTCCAAGAGGATTCTTTTAGGAGTATTAGCAAGTCATACACTATTGACTCTGCTGACACTTGGGAACGCAAGACGATTACTATTCCGGGGGATTCTTCTGGCACTATTAATGACGATAGCGGTGTCGGCTTTGATATGCTTTGGTATCTTGCCGCCGGAACTAACTTTACTGGTGGCACTCTGGCCACAGATTGGGCAACTATTTCGTCTGCTAATCGTGCAGTAGGTCAGGTTAACCTCGCTGACAACACCGCTAACGAATGGTACATCACCGGTGTCCAGCTTGAGGTTGGCGAACAGGCCACGCCGTTTGAGCATCGGTCGTTTGGCGATGAGTTGGCTAGGTGTCAGCGGTATTTCCAGATTAGTCGTTCTGGTTTCGCGGGTGACGTAACCAACAATGAATACTACCGAGCATTTTACCAATTCAAGACTGAGATGAGAACGTCGCCTACCAGCGCCTTAAAGACAGACGTAAACACAACAGGATTTGATGGTAACTTTTTTTTTGAATCAGTAAGTAGTGCCGGTGGAGCAGTTTATAGGCAAGCAAACACAACTGCTGCTGCGCGTCTTTTTACTATTGATTCAACGCACGATGCGGAGTTGTAGACATGGATGAAATGAACATTACATCTGCACAATATATTTTGGACATGAGTGGCAACAACGCATCTATCACTGCCACTATTGATGACTCTGAATTATCTGTACCCCTCGCCCCGGGCAACCGTCACTACGACGAAATTATGCGCCAGGTCGCAGCCGGTGACTTGACAATCGCTGACGCTGAATGATCCACGCTTTTTTGCTGTTCATGTTTGTGAGTGGCGAGCTTGTTTCAAATGATATGTACTTCCGCTCGTTGAAGTCCTGCGTGTGGTACGCGCAGTCGCTTCATAAACAGGGCCAGAAGATCACGGCTTATTGTCAGCCGGTTCAGGTCAATGAGGAGCGTGTCCGCGTTTACGACTAATGTTAGCCGAACTTGCAGCAGCCAACGCCGCCTTTGCCGTTATCAAACAGGCAATAGCAAACGGCAAAGAAATAGCTGCTGCAGGCAATGCGGTTGCAGAGTTTGTCGGTGCGAAGGAAAAGCTAAAGCAAAAAGCACAACGAAAGGGCGGCGGGCCTGACCTCGCCGAGTTCATGGCGCTTGAAGAGCTAAAATCTCGTGAGGATGAGTTAAAGCAAATCATGATCTATGCTGGTCGTCCAGGACTATGGAATGACTGGCAACGCTTTCAAGCCAAGGCTCGTGTTGCGCGGCGCGAAGCTGAGATAGCCTCTGCTGTTCGGCGCAAGAAGATTGTCGAGGGCATCATAATTGCTGTGTTTGTTCTCTGCTTCATTGCCATTGTGGGATCGCTTATCGCGCTTATCCTTCACGCACAGGGTAAGCTGTGAATGTGCGTTTTGCTTCCTGCATTTATGCATTAGCTTACTGCACATGGACACTAAGCAAACATTAGATGTTGTTGCCGTTGGCACTACTGTCGGGACGCTTGGTGAAATGCTGCCACCTATTGCTGCGCTGTTCACAATCGTGTGGACGGCGCTTCGCATTTATGAAACCCAAACCATTCAGAGGATGTTGAAGCGTGATACAGGTTCCGATGATCGATTTGATTCAGACCGGATTGATCCTGACCACGATAATCATGCTGGCACGTAAATAATGCTGCCAATCATACAAGCTATTACCACGCTTGGTGGAGCGTGGATGGAATCTCGTGTTGCCAAACAAAAAGCCAAGACAGCTATAGCTGAGAAAGTCGTAGCTGGTGAGGCTGATTGGAATCAGGTCTGGGCAACAGGCGCACAAACAAGCTGGAAAGATGAGTGGCTCACCTTGCTGGTTTCGTTGCCGCTTTTGATGGCTTTTTTTGGATATGAGGAACAGGTACAGCGCGGCTTTCAGGCGCTGGAAGCTATGCCGGATTACTATAAAACAGCGGTTGGTGTTGTGTTTGCTGCCAGCTTCGGCGTTCAAAAACTTACACAGATGTTCAAGAAGTAGGGGTAAGGCTTCATGGATATTCAAGCTCTCACGGACTTGGTTGCAAAGCATGAGGGCTTACGCCTTACCATGTATGAAGACACGGTTGGTGTGCCAACGATTGGATATGGTCACAATCTGCGTGAGCCAATATCCGAGTTGGCGGCTCGTCAAATTTTGCAAGACGACATAGCTATCGCTGTATCTGAACTTGATGAGCGCATGGAATGGTGGCGCGATCTGCCGGAGCCAGCCCAGATTGTATTGGCTTCGATGGTGTTCAATCTTGGCTGGCCTCGTTTTTCTCGTTTCAAGAAAATGCTCCGCGCTTTGGAAGATCAAGACTTCTTCCGTGCAGCGCGCGAGATGCAAGATTCGCTTTGGTATCAGCAAATCAAATCTCGTGGTCCTGAACTCAAACGCATGATGGAAACTGCCAATGCCCACGCCACGTTTGACTGAAGAAGATCTGCAAGCAGCATTAACAGCGGTAAAAGAATTTCCCAACATGGCTGACGCTGCGCAAAGCCTTGGCATTCCGCGGACTACATTGCAAAGCAGGATAAGAGAAGCGCAAGCGCGCATACAATCGGATGCGCGTAATTACGATGTACCTCCATTGCCAACAGATGACCTACCTACTGAGGAGATCGTAGAGCATCTTACAACGCGATTTAAACGCCGTATGGAGGCGAAGAACGCGCGCAAGTGGATACCAGTCAACATGCGCTCAGACGCCCCCATAGGGCTTCTATGGCTCGGCGATCCACATATCGATGACAACTTCTGCGACTGGCCTACGCTGCGGCGTCACATCGCTGTCATTCAGGAAAATGATGCCGTATATGGATGCTCGCTAGGCGACCACCAGAACAACTGGATTGGTCGTCTGGCACGACTCTACGATCATCAGGACACCAGCCACAAAACAGCATGGAAGCTGGTCGAGTGGTTAATCGACAGTATAAATCCGCTCATTCTGATTGGCGGCAACCATGATATGTGGAGTGGTGCTGGCGATCCGCTCAAATGGATGACCGGTCCCCACAGTATCCAAGAAGATTGGGAAGCTAGGGTCTGCATAAATTTCCCTAATGGCAGGGAATGCAGAATCCATGCTGCGCACGATATGCCGGGACATTCGCAGTGGAATCCGCTTCATGCTCAAACCAAAATGGCCCGGTTCAAGAGCAACGCCCATCTGTACATAAGTGGCCACCGTCACAATTGGGCGCTCGCTCAGATCGAACTCGTGGAGCAAGAAGAAGTGGCGTGGCTTGCCAGAGCGCGTGGTTACAAATTCCGTGATGACTTTGCGCTGGTCAAAGGTTTTGAACAGCAGAACTTTGGACACGCCATCTTTCAGGTCATTGACCCTCATGCCGATCACCCGACTGGCTTTGTTCAGTGCTTTGTGAATGTGGAAGAGGGTGCGGATTATCTTCGTTGGAAGTCTC